TTTTATAGCCAATACAAATCTATAGAATTTTGCTGTTGGTGCAGGTTGAGAAGACTTGTGTGGAATTGTACCATCAAAAACAATAAATCTTCCTGGAATAAAGGAAGATGTAAACATGATATCCTTCAAATCATCATCAGCAAAATGAGTTTCGCCTTCCCACTCTGGTGCCCATTCTAAGTTTAAGTAGTATAACCCAGTTTTTGTACCAACTATTCCGCTATCAATATGATACTGATATACATCACTTGCTGTACAAAGATTAATATAGCAATCGTCAATCCTAAGGTTATTTTCAATGATATAATTTAAGATAAACTTATTTTCAAAGAAACGAATGTTCATCATGTCTACATTATTTAATGCACACTTCAATGTATTATGGTATTGCATCATCTCTGGCACAGCAAATGCTGCTCTATCTACACTATAGTATGATTTAGCAGCAAATTCATAGAAATGAAACTTCTCGTTTCCAGTAAAGATGTCGTCATAGACTTCTATCTTTCTGCCGTTAACCCAGCTTGTTCGAGTTAGCATTATTTAATCCATCAATCATTGGGAAAATCTCAGATATTACTTTAGCACATTGGATTGCTACTTGTTGATGTTCTAATTGTGTACCATTAGAAGAACGTAGTTCAATAAAGTGCACCCAAGATCTGAGTGTACCATTCATGTATAAGCGACTTACAGTTAAACCTTCTGGTAATACTGCACGAGCTTGTTCCTTAGCGATACCATTGTTGACAGCCCAATCATATGCATGTTCAGCTGCAGCAATAACCTCCTGTTGCTTCCATTTCCATTGTTCCATCAAATTCTGTTCTGTGAGTGTAAGACCACTAAGCTTTATACTATTTTGTCTATTCGTGGGATCTTGCTTTCGTGCTTCTCTAAGTACGAACGAGAGATCTTTAGTAGGATCTTCTATGTCTAAGGATTTGTCTTGCGATGTCTCTTGTTGTGGTGATTTCCATGCATGCTGAGACCATTTCGAGTGGTGACCAGTGCTGGTGTTTGATGAGGTATGAGATGAGTTTTGCTGATGTCTCGGTGTTAAGTTGATTGGTTGGATTGGAGACACGGGCGCAATACGCAATGAGTTCCTGCGCATCTTCGATACCCACAGATCTAAACGATTCGGTTGGTTGGCTATAGGAAACAAGTTTAACTTCCATTGTAGTGATACCTTTCTGGTTCATTATATAGTTTGACTTCAATTACATTACCAGTAGGTACTTTGTAAACACAAAAATCTGTGGCTTCTTTTAAAGTTTTAAACCACTTGAAGGCAACACTACTACCAATATAATAGCTTACCTTATACATTGACTTATCTTCCATCAGTGTACCTTTACTTGTTGTATTTCTTTTCTAAGAGGTTGATTTGAACAGCTATCCAATAATTTTCTAAAATCTTCACCTGCTTCAGAGTGGTCTGCCATCAACATTAACCTAGCAACTGTTACAGATGATAGAAGCAATGGAGAGATTTGATACTCTATGCATAGCTTCGTTAAGGTATCATCTAACTCATATGATAGCTTGGTTAATTGTTCATCATTCATAACTAAATCCTCCAAAATCTTTCTTTTCTTTTGTACCAAACGTGTTAAGAGGTTTATCGTCTGCTGGTTTATCTGGTACGTGTGCAGCATCATTAATCAATGACTGTGCACTGGGTTCTACATCGTATAGCTTCATACGAGCTCTATCCACACCAATGATGAATCGCTTATGGAATGTTGGATCGTTGTAGCGATTCTTAAGTTGCTTAACCATAAGTTGGCCAAGTTTCTCAAGTTCTTCTGTTGAGATAACAGCAAACATAAAGTCAGCAGTTGCTGGTAAACCAAATGATTCTGAAGTATCTTCAAGACCAACGTCTGTGTTTGAGAAACCAGAACGAGTAGTCTGTGTAGCTGATACTACAGGACAATTATTCTCAACAGCAAATCCACGCATTTCTTCTGCAATCGATTTGATATAGGAATATGTATTAATTGATCCACCTAGACCACGAACCCTTGAAGATGCACAGATGTTTAGGTAATCAATAAAGATGATATCAGGTTTGAAGTTCTTCTTAAGCTTAAGCTCATTTAACAAAGCCCTGAAGTGACCAACGTGGGCAGCACCAGTTGGATATTCTTTGATGATAAGCTTACCGATATTCTTCTGTCCAATCTTTTGGATCTTTTGATCGTACACTTGTTTAGGCAACTGCTCAAGCTGATCGATAGGGATGTTCATTAGGTGTGCATCGATACGTTCTGCGATACGTTCCTCTGCCATCTCCATGGTAATATACAATACATTCTTACCTTGTACTAATGCTGAGCCAGCCATATGACACATGAACAGTGACTTACCAACACCAGTACCAGCAAGAATAATGTTGAGGGTTTTATTGGGCAAACCGCCTTTAGTGATCTTATTGAAGTAATCAAGGTCGAACGGAAGCCTCGACTCAGTGCGATGATAAAAATCATAGCGCGAATCTGAAGAGTCAATATAGTCATGACCAATAGCGGTATCAAAGCTAACAGCCAACGCTTTAGATAAAATATCAGGGATTGCATTGTTAGTTAATTCCTTGTGTTTACCATCGATGATTTGAATGGACTCCATCACAGCAAGATAGATAGCTCTATCTTGACAATATTTTTCAGTCTCATCCAATAACCATGTGTTATCAATTGGTTCAGCTGTATATGCTTTAGTAACCTGATCCATCATGTCATTAGTAACATTAGGGATCTTTTGAAGTTCAAGCTTTAATGCAGCCTCAGTCGGAACTGTGTTATACTTAGCGATGAAGCGTGACAACACCGCAAACAATAACTTTTCTCCACGCTCAAAGTATTCATCTTTGAGGAATGGAAGTGCACGTCTTGTGTATTCTTCATTCGTGCACAGTTGATTCAGAATCAGTTGGCTTATCATTTTGTCCTAATTTGTATTGACCGCTATCCATAGCGTCTTCAAGTATGTGTGTAAGTATGTCGCCTAAGTGGTTGAGGAATGTTTCGTCTTCATTTAATTCTTCCTCTGTCATATCGAAGTCTGTAGGCAACTTAGCTATCTTAAATTGAAACCGCAATCTAGCTTCATCACCTTCTTCTTGAAACCCAATTTTGCCATACTTATAGATGATGTCTTTATAATCACCTTCTTTAAGTTTAACATACCAATCTTCGTCGCCTTTATGTTCGACGAATGCATAACTCTTACTCGTTATCATCTTCAACCTCGGCTGGTTCTTGGTACATCTTACCGCTACCAACTTTAAATGTATCTGTTACATATTGTTGGAAATCTTTAGATGCTAGTAAGTCTGCCCAGAATTCTTGATTGAGCGTATCCTTCTCTCGTACCTTTGTACCGAGGAACTCACCTGTTTCTCGATCGATTTTTTGATACCACCCGTTATTAGGTTTACCGACGAAGTTACCAGCCAGAGCAATATCAAGCAACCCGCTATAACGCTGAATTCCACCTTCGAAAGAAACAGAAACAGGGATCTTAGACTTTTCTTTAACATAGCGACTCTTCTCAACGTTGATGATGAAGTGGTAACCTTTAATCTCGGTGCCATCTTTATCTTGTTGACGACCTAAGATCCAAATTGTATCAGCTGAATAATAAATGCCTGTACCACCAGAGACAACAGCTTTAGGAAACATACCGATTTCCATATACGTATGATTCACTACGACCATTGGTACATCCTTCATGGTCAAGTAAGGTGTAATCATGCGGAATAAACCTTTAAGTGCTTTAGCACGTGACATATCTGCCACAGATTTTTCATTCAATGCATCTTCTAATTCTTTCTTAGAAGCTAAGTTACCCACAGAGTCAATGACGATAATAACCTTTTCACCGCGTGTAAGATTATTCAGTTGAGATACAACATCAAACTTAAGTTGTTCTACGTCTGTAATAGGTGTATGAAGTACACGAGACTTATCGATACCAAATGAATCGAAGTAAGCTTGAGGAGTACCAAACTCTGAGTCATAGAATAACATGACAGCATCATCATACTTGTCCATGTATGCTTTTGCCATCAGCAAAGAGAACGCAGTCTTAAAGTGTTTACTTGGACCAGCAAGTACTGTTAAACCTGGAGTTAGACCACCATCTAAGCTACCACCGAGTGCTACGTTAATCATTGGCACTGGTGTCGAGATGACATCCTTGTTGCCGAAGAACTTAGAATCCTCTAGTGGCGAGGTAAATTCAATCTTTGAGTTCTTCTGTAGTTTATCCATTAATCCCATATCTTACTCCTTGTATTCATTCTATTATTATACCATATTTTACACTGTTTGTACACTGTTTTTAAATGCTCTGTTACGTTTTAAATCTTCCATATCATGCCATTCTCTGTAGCTATTAATGTTGTCAATATCTACTGATGATAAGTTACGGTTAATATGTTCATCTGCACCGACGTTGATGAAGATTGCACCTGGTTTTGCTTGCTCTACAAATAAATCCCAAGCTTTTGCATCGTAAGCTGCTGTTGTTGGGAATGGCAATGCATGTTTTGTTTTATATGCTTTAAGGAATGGCATGGTTGCTGATACAACCTTTGCATCTCCGATTTCGCCCTTATGGATGTTACGAGCTACTGCAACACCGTATGCTTCTGCTGTGGGCCAACCGATCTGCAATGCACGCGTCATAGTTCCTGTTGATACTGCACACCAGATTTGTGTAGGTTCTTTACCAAGTTGTTTAGTAATCTTGTTTGCCATATTCACAAGACCCGCTGTAACGATTGGCACATCCTTTAAACCAAGTGGAAGATACTGTGCATTGTTTTCCTTTGCCCATTTCTTAGCATATTGATTTAATACTGGCATCGCAGCGATACGAACGAATCGCATGTCAACATGTGGGTATGAGAACAGTGCACCTTGATGGTCAGATACTCGTTTAGACGATGGACAGAAGAATACAACCTTCTTATTGTACATAGCAGCAAGCATAGAGATTGCATCCATAGCGTGGCCTTGACGTGGTGCACAATACGTTAATGTATCATACTTAGTCTCTGCAATTACACGTTCACCACCAAAAGATTTCAATCCGCCAGGTGCAAGATCTGCACGGAGGATGTATTTATCACCGTATGGTTCTACTACTGGGTCTGCAACTTTAGATTCGAATGTTCCCCACATCTCTTCATAGTATTGCTTTGCATCATGTCGATCCATCCCCATAGGGATGTCTTTATTTCCTGTATCTTCTGTTATGCTAAACAAGTAGTTCCCCAATCTTTTCTTCTATAATATTGTGGGGAGATATGAACGCTTGAACTATTTTCCATATAAGTCGTTGCGTATTTTTCTCCATCCATTTTGTACCATTCCTCAGGCGGCATGACAACATTCACCTTTCTTTTATTTAGTCCTTCAATGATTTGGTATGTAAGGTCTAAACGTTGCTGTCTTGTACCAAAGAATGGAGTTCCTTTGTAGTAGCCAGTCTTTGGTAACCTGCGTTCTTCATATTCTACTGGTACTGGTGCAGTGAATGAGATGTAACAGTCATGTTCTTTCTGAATCATCACTGCTTGTCGTACATACTCATCTAGCATGTCATCTAGATTGAAATTCGTATGACGCAAAAGATGATGACGTACATCAATAGAACCATAACAAAATGTAATGTTGCCAAAAGGTTTTAATCCTCTAAATTCGGTAATTAATCCACGCTTTAATGTACCATATAATGTTTTACCGTTTTCGCGTAGAACGATATCTGTTGCTCTTGAGAATGCAGGACTATGTGAATCACCTACAGTAATACCATCCAGCTTCTTTGATACTTTTAATAAGTCTTGTTGTTTAAGAGATCTCACTGTGCTTAAACGTTTTGTTAGTGCATCACACCATTGTTCAGTGATTCCAGTATAGGTTGTTGGTGCACCGATACGCTTCTTAAGTTGTTCTCCCCATGCAGGCATATCAAAGTCTAATGATACTACATTAGGATGTGCAGCTACACGATTGATTCTATCATAGATTTCTTTGGTTGCACCACCGAACAAATTAAGTGTACCACCAAAGTTGACGCCATGTTCAATATACAATACATTTGCATTCGCCACATTAGGAGAACACTTGTGATCGATAGCAGCATCTAACTGATCTGCCCAAACGAGTGACCAACCCAAGACATGTGAGTTCTTGAGTTGTGGTATGTTACTAATTGGGTTTGTTAACATCATCATTTCTTTAGGCTAAATTCTTTCGGGAATATCCATGTATAAGGGATACGTTTAGTTGGTGACTTAACGCCGTGACTGATAGCAATGTGTTTATAGAAGAAGCATGTTTTATCTTCTACGTTTAACATCTTCTGTGATGTCATTGGATTGCGAGAATCGTTGGCTAATAAGTTCATTTGTTCTAGCCACATTATACCATACTTATTTGTCGCTGTAAACTCCCCATTTGGACCGATCTCATACTTAACTTTACCGTTTAAATTTGGACCACCGAAGATTTGTTGCATACCATCGAAGTGACCTGTACCACCAAACAAGATACTTTCTGGATCTACAAGATGCGGATAAGCAAATGCCATATAGCGTGCAGTATTCTTACATGGATATAATGGACTTCTAAATCCTTGATGCTCCTTGAAGTATGCTTCTAAACGTTTAGCAAATTCCATCATCGTGAATGGACGACCCATCTTTTTAGGTTCTTCTAAGATCGTATGAATATCTTCAGCTGCTTTCATTGGACCATCGATTAACCATTCCTTTACGTTTGTACCTTTAGGGTAATAGATTTGAAATAGATCGTTTCGAGCATGACGCTGTGTCTTAAAACGTTCACGTGTTGCATCGATGCCATCATTCATCAATGACATGAGTGTGCCCCAATGTTCATTACTAAATGAGAATACAAGCGTATAGAATAAACGCTTCTTGTTATCTGTGATTGGTTGCATCACATCTACGAATGGATGTTCATGCCAATGTAAACGGTGTGAGAAGATCTGATAATCTTCCTTTAACAGTTTATCTTCTCGCTTATCGAATGCATGACACCATTCAAAGAACTTATCAAGCCTCTGTTGTGGTGTCCAATCCTTCATCCAACTATCTGTTGGTTTACCATTCTTTAACTCAACCTCAGATGTACCTTCATAGGTAATATTGTTGTATGGCTCATCAATGAATTGTGTTAAATCGTTTTGCATAGTTCTTTATATTGTTCTACTGTCAAACCTGCTTGTTTAATAATAGCATCATCTGATGGATGTGCCTTCATACCATTGAATGTCTTAACCAATCCGAGGTCTAACATCGCTTTCTGTCTACCAAATGGATGGTCTTTAATCTTGCATGATGACCATACTTTATCATAATCTAAGTGATCGTAATCTGCACCAGGCCGAACATAGTTTTCAACCCAACGAATGAAGTCACAACACACATCCTCTGCATTATATGGATATGACTTAACATCTTCATAGATCTTCTCCATAACTTTATCTAAGAACTCAATTGGTTTCATCTTCTTAGTTGGTTTTGCTAAGTAAGAGATACATTCAACAGCATTGGTTCCATAATAAAATGGAGATTCTTTGTTTGTGTATTGTGGATACCAATCTGCGATGTCAGCCACTACTGCTGCATATTGGAAATGATATTGCCGAAGACCATTCTCTACGTTCCACTTTAACATGAAATCTCCGATCTCTCGAAGATCTCGCTTACCACCTTGTTCTAAGAACTCTGCAAGTTCTCTAGCCAATCGTGGTGCATATTCACTTAGGTAATAATCACCACCGCGTTTGTAGCTTGATCCAGCTGGTGGTTTAGGGAATGATGGGAATTGGTATCCAACTGAAGTGTAGAATGGTTTAGGATGTTTGTTTACAATCTCAACCATTCCTTCAATCGTCTTAGCTTTGTGGAGATTGAATAGAAGAGTGTTGTGGTATCCACTAGGTTTGGTAGAATAATTAATAGCGGAGCCACAAACGCGATGCAAGATAAAAATGTAAAGCCACTCTGGAAGTTTAAAGTCTGCATGTTTACCAGTCCAATCCTTAGCAACTACTTCACGTTGACGTGTAATCTTACCAGCTTCCATCTTCTTCCAATATGGATGTTCTTCTGTCCAACCATAGAAGCAATCATTAACGATCTGTGAGAAGCCAGCATACTTACGTTCTACGACATCATATAATTCTACATGATGCAACAACTCATCATTCATATCTGACTCAGCATGAGATAACATGCCATAAGGTGCAGTGTCAGATACGTTACATTTGTTTTGTTGGTCTAAAGCTAATTTAAAATAACGGATGTATTCGTCATAGTACTTAGTTGTTTCGATGCTCATCTAAATATGCCTTTAATTTTTTTAACATGTCACGCTCATATTTAGCGTCATTCAGATTCCGATTCCTTGGAGATGGATGATCGATCTTATAGCAATCAATCTTGTGCTTCTTACATGCACGTTCTACAAATCCACCCAATGCAATGACGATCTTCCTATCCTTGATTGCCTTACGTAGCTTCTTCTCATCTACGTCCTTAATGTCATAACTGTTTATCTTATCAGGTATCACATTATGAAATGCGAATTCTTCAATCCCTACTTTTTCACACCAATCCAATAAGCGATAGTATGTTGATCCTACGCGTGGCTTTGTATTGGTAGAAGGACATTGACCTAAGATGATGATATCACCAAGCAGTGAGGTTGATACAAAGTCTGCTACAGATTTCATATAGCAAATACTTCTAAACCAGCTTCACTAAACATATCAACCGATCTCATCCAGCTTTCTTGCCAATGAGGACGAAGTTCTAAACATTCTTTCGAAACATAAACTCTTGCTATGCCAACTTGAATGATACCTTTACAACATTCGCTGCAAACAGGTAAACCATAAACATACAGAGAAGCTTTATCTAATGACACGCCGTTATATGTTGCATTGTAGATAACATTCATCTCTGCATGAACTACGTACTTATACTTAGTTTCTCGATCTTGTAAGCGATCATCGCTATCAAGGATTCCACGTGGAAAACCATTGAATCCTTGTGAAAGGATTTGACCTTTAGATCCTACTGCTACGGCGCCAACTTTAGTGTTAGGATCCTTAGACCATTCTGACACCTTGCGTGCCATTTCCATGTAGCGTTCATTCCAATTAGTCTGCATACTGATCTTCAATCCAAGATTGTACTAAGTCAAAGTGGCGTTCATACACATGAAGGCTACCAGCATTCCAGTGCAAATCACCAAGACCATATACAGTACCACACTTACCGTTAACTCCGTTAAGTACTTCTTGGTGGATATAGTGTTGCCATGCATAATCGTTTTTATATCCATAAACTGCATCATTAGATCGCATGAACACAGATGCATGTAGTTGTCCATCGCGAATATAGTATTGAGTTGAGTATGTGCACATGAAGTCTGACATACCATTATGTTTGTAATCTTCATGCATGGATGGACGAATATAAATCATCGTAGCACGTCGTGATAATGGAGATGCTACTAGCTCATCGATTACTTTAACTAGCTGATGACCATTCTCTTCAGAATATACACACCAACCATAATTTGAATTGATGAATCCATCTTTGTCAGCAACTTGTTTCCAAATAGCAGGAGCTCCGCCTGGAATATCATTGACATTCAATGAAAGTGAACGATACCATTTAAGCTCGCGCTCAACATAATCTTGGTTTACTGTACCAAAGATGGATTCTTCATCTGCAATAAAAGATGCATTGATAATCTCAATGACCTTTGCACCGCCTTTATCTGTTACAAAATCACCTGCATTTAGTTTATCTGCAAATTCACTTTGAATATCATAAACAAAATTACGAATCATATTAATCTTCCAATGTAATTGAAATACCACCACCGTTAACTACGACAGTTTCGCTTGAAACACCAGCTCCACTTGGAACATGATAACCTGCTCCGCCGCCATATCCATTACCAATTAAAACTTGTTTAAACTTTGTTGGAACCAAAGCTTGATTGCCATCTGACTTACGATTAAAGATATCATTATTTGGATCTTGACCTGGAACTTCACCACGCATGTAAGCTACAATAAACGAT